TCACTGAGCATTGCCATCCTCCTTGCCTTCCGCCGACTGAGGCAGCAACGGCACAACAATCCATGCCCGCGGGTAGTTGATGATTTCGGCTTCGATGCCGGCCGAGCACAATCGGTCAAGCTCCGCGAGGGCTCTGGCCGCGCCGCACTGCGATCCCAGGATGTCGGCCGTCATGTGTGCTAGTTCTTCGTCGCTCATCGCTGCTCCTTGTCCTTCTGGATGCCGTGGGCGGCTTCGGGATAGCTCTCGTAGTAGGCGTGCGCCAACTCGGCCCCGTCTACTACGTAGCGCACGCAGGCTTGCTCCATTGCGTCCGTCAACGGGCACCCGCGTGTGATGTGTTCAGTCCGAACCCATCCCACTGCAGCAGACAGCGCTTCTGAGGAGCCGAGCGGGAGCCATAGAAAATTGCTCATGGCTGCTCTCCTGGTGCTGCTGGTAGGGGATGTGCCGGTTGATGGCGAAGGGAGCGGAGGGCGGAGAGGGCTTCTTGCTGCGCGGCCTTCTCGGCGTTCGTGAATACAGCCCAGCCCGCGAATTGCGCTTGCACCAGCGCATCCTCTACCTTCTCCAGCACTTCCTCCCTGGCTGCTGGGAGGGGAGCTGCTTCCACTGCATCGGGACGGCGGCTCTCGCAGAGAACGGAGCAGATCGACTGCCATGCCTTGGCGCCGGAGTGCTGGGCGTTCTGGAAGGTGAATGGCTGGTCGCACACCTCGCACACAGCGTCGTAGCCTTTAGGCGCCTGCTTATCCATGCTTCCCTCCCTTGTCTTGCCCGCTTGCAGGGGCGCTCCCGGTGGCGCCGGTGGTGAACAGATGCTTGTTGCTTTCGGTGATCGGATACCAGTAAGAGCCGTGTTTGAGGCGCACGGCACGGCACCATGGGCACTCACGTTCGTCTTCAAAACGTCGGGACGAGTTGCATAGCGCGCATGTGTCGGCCCACCGGCTGCCGTCGCGCGTTGTCATAACGCTCATCCCTCACCTCCGCTCTGGCTTGCAGGGGCAGCAGGGAGGGTGGCGCTCATTGTCTTGTCGATGGCGCTACGCCACTCGTCCAGCGAGGGGTAGTCGCCGTTGATGACGCGAAGCTCAAGCTCCAGCAGGGGCGCAGGGTCGCCATCTTTGTTCCGTCCTGTGAAGTAAGCCGCGAATCGCGCAGCATCCCGCGCTTCTTCTGCTCCTGCCTCGCCAGGCCGGACCAGTGCGCGCCACCACCGAAGCTCGGACATCACGGGGTGGCGATCCTCTGCGGTGTCCATGAAGCATGTATTGCCGCCTACCGAGGTCGATTCCATGGCGTTGAAGCAGCCTGGATAGCCCGCCGAGTTGATGCCGATGAACACGGTCTCGCCGTCACAAGGCGGCATGCCGTCCTGCTCGACGTTGCGCCATCCTGCCTCGGGCTGTGCGGCCGGGAGGGGTGCGGCGACAAGCAAGGTTGCGCCTTCTTCCTGATACTCGGCCGCTGCCGCATAGAGGCCCGGCCCGCTGTGCCCATCGCCATAGAGCAGGCGCACTGGCGCCACGTCATCCTCGGTGCCGAGCATGGTGCGCAGGGTGTCCGCCGCCTCGCCTTCGAGGGTCACGTCCATCAGCGTCAGGAGCTTGCCGCTCGGCTCCCTCCCTTCCAGCAGCGGTGCTGCTGGTGCTACTGCGGATAGGAGGGTGCGGATCGCGGCGATCAGGGTTTCCTCGGCCTCGATGGCCTTGGAGTACGCCTCGCGCGATGCGCCAGCACCGCTGTCATCCCGGATCGCGCTGCGGAGCCTCCACACCATGCGGATGATTTCCGGCTCATCGCTCGCCTTGACGGGTCCAGCAGGCGCACCAGCAGGAGCGGCGGGCTGGGCGGCTTTGAGCGCGGGGCATGCGGTGGCGCACTTGCGGAAGGTGCATTCCTCGTCCGTCCCAGCGGTGCAACCCGTGCGGTCCTGTGCATCAGGTACAGAAGCACTGGCAGGGGAAGGGGTGGAGGCGACGCGGACGGCCTCTTGCAACTCCAACCACACCGGAACGCTCATCGGTGCGCCCATTTCTTCGCGATGTGCGATGACCGCACGGGCCGCATCGACGAGCCGGGGCATCGCTGGTGATGCGGCGGCAGCAAGCTCGGCGGCTGCGTGGCGGGCGTCACGGCGGTTCCAGTCAGCGATGGCTTCAGCTTGGGAGCCGCGCTGCGGTCCGCAGATTGAGCACTCCGAGCCGCAACACTGGACGCCGAAGCTGTCCCTCCCATGCTCGTCGGGGGCGTTGAACACCCGCAGATTCGCAGACCCGCAGAAAGGGCACGGCTGGATCGCCGCATGCAGGTCTGCCTGAAGCGGTGCTGCTGCTACTGAGGGTGGGTTGGCGGCGAGGAGCGCATCGAGAGCCGCAAGCTCATCCGCGTAGCGGCCCGGGTGCTCCGGGTACAGCTTGCTTTCCGCGTTCGCTGTAGCCAGTGCTTCGCGGACCTGGCGCTGGGGGGATGTGGTCATTACGCTGCCTCCTCAGTCATTTCCAACTTCTGCGCGCTGCTTGTCGATCGCCAGAAGGTGCCGCTCGCTGTCCCGCAGGGACCGGTACAGCTTGCGAATCCGCTTGTTGTCCAGGGGCTTGTGCACGCTGTTCGTGTCCAGCCCGCGGATAGCTCCAAGCAGCTCCGAGTGCAGCGATTCCGCCGCTTCCCTGAAGCGCTTGGCGTGCAGGTTCCGCTCGATCCGCAGCACCCGCATGCGCCCGTGAGCCAGCAGCTCCTCCTGGCTGTACGCGGCCGTGTAGTCCATGACGTCCGACATTGGTGCAGGTGTGGCACCACGATGCGAGCCGAGGCTTTCGCCCCGCCTGCCGCAGCACGGCGAACCGGCTGTCTGGCAGGTATGACCCGCATCGCGTGCACAGCTTCATGGGTCAAAACGGGATGTCGTCGTCCATGTCATCGAAGCCGGAGCCGCCTCCCGCCATCGCCGGCTCGCGGTGCTTCGTGCCCATGACCTGTGCCCACTCCGGGCTGCGCTTGATCGCCTCCTGCAGCTTGTCGTGGAAGGTGGCGAACACCTCCATGTCGGGCTCGTCCAGGTTGAACACCACGTTGTCATGCACCGGGGCGGGCTTGGCGTTCTTGAGCGCAGCCGGGAGGGGCGTGAGGCCGGCGACGTTGCTGTACGTCTTGCCATTCGTCTCGCTGGTGGTCACGTTGACCATGCCCCACACGCCCAGCAGCTTGGACACGTCGAAAGCCTTGGCTTCTTCCTCGGTGAAGTCCTTGCCGCGCCAGGCTGCCAGGTCTTTTCGGAGGGCCGATTTCTCGTGCAGGCTGACCGTGTAGCTCTTGCTGATCGTCAGCGGCATCTTCTTGCCGTCGATCTCCACCTCCAGCGGGGCGCCGGATTCGTCCTCGCCGAACAGCTCCCAGCCGATGCGGATCTTGTGCTGCAGCTTCGTGCCGAACTGACCAGACGTTTCCTGCGTGCCCAGGTCGATCAGGGAATAGCAACGGCCGATGTGGACTCCTGCGGGGACTCGCTTGAAGTTGCCGCCGCCGCTGTCTTTTGCGATGAAACCCATGGTGCTTTCTTCCTTCCGAACATGCCGGCGTCACGGGTGCCGGCAGACCCATTGGTGTTCTGTTCCTCAAGCCACTGCTGATGCAGCTCTTGCTCGTGTTGCTGCCAGAAGTCGGCCGCCATCAGGCGCTCCAGTACGCCGCCGTCAGCGCCATGAAGATCACAGCGGCCACAAAGAAGGCAACAATTGCCTTGTCCTGAGCGGCTTCGGCGGTGAAGTCCTGGTGGTCAGGGTCGAAGTCATCGGCCCAGAACTGCTGGCAGGCGCGTTCGTAGGCGTCCATCAGCGCACTCCCAGCTCCGCCAGGCGGCGGGCGATGTAGGCCACGTCAGGGTGCATGGGGTCGATCTCGACCGAGGCGCGCTTGTAGTAGAGGCGCAGCCATGCGTGCCAGAGGGGGAGGAGGGACTTCATGCCGCAGCCCTCGCACGCCTCATCTTCGTGATGACCCCGCGCAGCGCGTTGACGCTGCCGACCAGGCGCTTGGCCGCCGCCTTCTCCTGCTCGTACCAGCGCCGGTACATGTCGCGATCCCGGACAAGCTGGTCGTGGTTCTTGGCCATCATCTCCGTGGCGTCGGCGATCCGTTGCAGGCAGCCCAGCTGGAGCTCTTCAGTTGAGGCCGCCCCATTCAGCCGGTGCCAGTCCTTGCGCGACTCGGCGCGAAAGTTCTCGCTCATCTCACTCCCCCTTCCCAAAGGAACCCGCCTGTTCCAGCACTGAGTGCTGGGGTGATGCGGGATAGGTGCGCAGGATTTCGCGGGCTTCGGCGTTGGCCTCGGCTTCGAGCTGAGCGAACGTGCGCGGCTCTTCGTCGTTGGCCGACAGGCGCGCATCTGCTCCCATCAACTTGACGTGACAGGTGCGCGAGACGCGAGGCTTGCGCTCCAGGCCTACTGCCCGTGCGAAGTCCTGGGCCAGCTTGTGGTCTGCAGGGGTGAGGTTCATGACCGACCCTCTGCCTTGGAGATCGCCCGCCGCACCAGCTGTTCAGCGTGCTGGCGAGCGCCCTCCGTGTCGTGCTCACCCTCCAGAACTGGAAGAGCGACTCTCAGCGCAATCAGCATGTCCTGCGCGGCACCGCGGATGCGCTCATGCATGGCGATGGCATCCTGTGCGAAAGCTCGGCTGACGTCGCTTTGTGCGTCTCCGTATGCGAACCACCCATGCTTCTCGTTCAGGCTATGGACCTGATCCGGAGTGAGATAGGGCGCGTGCTGCACGGCGCCGCTCATGCCTTCCTCGCTTTCAGCATCTCGTCGGCCAGCTTGTAGGCTGCTTCCGCGATGTGATGAGCGCGGACTCCCTTGGACAGGTCCGGCGTCGTGTTAACGATCAATCCCTGCATCGCCTTGGCTGCGAAGTAGTCGCGAAGAAGCATCCCGTGATGCGCGGTGATGCTGATTCCGCCATGCAGGTGCTCGGTGGGGCGCGCCGGGAACGCCGGTCCGCCGTCGTCACGTTCAGTGGTCATTGCTTCACCGCCTCATACCGCAGGTAGTCGCTGGTCGTGTCCAGCGCCTCCTCGGCAATCCCGGCCTGCTCGGTGTGGCTCCAGTTGCTGCGGCCGATCCTGGCGGACAGGATGGCCATCAGTTCTGCGGCCAGACGTTCCGTGAACATCCAGTTCGGCAGGGAGTTGATGCACTCGCGGGCTGGCCGAATCAGCGCCAAGCCGGCCTCGTAGTGCTGTTCCTGCAGCTGCTCGTCCAGCTCGCGTGCGCTTTCTTCGGAAAGGACAGCGCTCATGCTTCAACTCCAGCTTTGGCGAGAGCGGCGCGGGCGATGTGCTCAATGCTCTCGCGCGTCAAGCGCCGGTCGGTGCATTGCCGTAGCGCTCCCACCAACTCATCGTGCGCGTTGCAGCGCTGGACAATCAGGGAGGCCTGCTCGGGCGTCTCACAACGGCAAACGACGTTGCCGGCCGCGTCCTCGATGAACACCTTGGGATAGGTCGGTGCGACTGACGCGACGCGCCAAGCCGGCGTGATCTTCACTTCTTCCATCTCTCCGGGCTCCATGGAGGGCTCCTTAGGCGGCGCAGCCGGCAGCAAGGGCGGCTTCGATCTGTTGGAGCAGAGCTCGGTACGCGGAGCGTTCGCCCGCGGTGGCGTCCACAGCCTGGGGGTCGATGTAGAACCGGCAGTCGGCAGCGATCTCGCGCGCCGCCAGTTCGCCGACTTCGATCTCCGGTTGGTCGTAGTCGATCGACGCCAGAGCCGGAACCACGTCACCGATGCACCGAACCGCCCACTCGTTGCGGATGGCTGCGCTCAACTTCAGGCGCACCTTCCGGCTTCCATCTTCTGCACAGGCCATCTGCATCTCTCCATCTCTCCCGCCCAAGGGGAGGTCATCGGGTTGAACCGTTGGAGAGAGAGCAGGTAGGTGGAGGCCGGGCTTGATTCCGGCTGTTGGCAACTCTGTCGCGGTCTAAGGTTGCCGCCCTCGGGCTCGCTCACGCCGTCGCGCTTAGCCCTATTGCTGCGTGTCCTTCCACGCCGCTCCACCTATCTGCTCTCTTCCATCTCTCCCGCCCGGGAGGGGCGGTGTGGGATGGAGTATGGGCTAACCAATATTGGTGCGTCAATGAGTCGGCCAATATTTGTTCTGAATGCCGAGGCTCAGCCGATAGGTGGTGTCTATCGTGCGGGGCGTAAAAAAGCCGCCTCAGGGGCGGCTTTCGAAAGGGGTGTTGGCGCTTTCAGTAGCAGTTCGTAGTGACCTGGTTCCCGATTCGCTGCGACGTGCAGTTCACCGAACGCGCCGGCTGCACGGGCGCCGGCATCGGGAGTTGGTAGGGCTGCGGCTTCGTCGCCTGCATCATCTGCAGACTCAAAGCGGCCCGCGCGGCGTCATTCTGCTGCTGCGCCTGGATCATGGGTAGGTGCGGGCTGCAGTCCAGCCGGCGGCGATAAGCCTCCTCGGAAGCTACCGCGCGCACAGTCTGGTCGCCTCGCACCATCGCGCTGCAAATGTCGAAGTCGGGGGACTGCGCGGCCATCGTCCGCAGCTGCTCGACTGACACGCAGCCAGACAATGCGACTGCCGCGCAAGTCACGAACGTCAGTCTCATGGAGTTCCTTTCAGTCAAAACCCACGAAACCGCGTGGGCCGGTACTACCCCGATTTGCGGAAGCCATCCGGCGGGAAGGTGGCGCCCCCGGACTCTTCTTCGAGCAGCTCCAGCAGCCTCGCCTTCGTCTGCACGACAGCCACCAAGGCGTGCTCAGGACTGCGCAGGTAGGTGCCGGCCAGGCCTATCACTGGCGCGCGCCGCCCTTCGATTTCGGCAGAGAACTGGAAGCCCTTTAACTTCCCCATCTCAGCCAAGCTGAAGAGCGTCAGGGCGGCCTCACGAACGTCTCTTCCCCGGTACGCGTTTAGGTCGATCAACTGCATTGGGAGTCCCTGATTTGCGGATTCCGGTCGATCGCTCTAGATGGCGGATCAACTCGTCCGTAATCCTATTCTCACGGTGCTCCGGATCGTCTTTACCCACATCCGAGGAATCCCTCGTAAGCGATTCACCTACAACGGCATTTTTCCTGAGGGCTAGTTGTTCACAGACCTCAATTGCGGCCTCCAGGCGCCCCTCGATGTAGTCGCGATCACGCGCGCTTAGAGCTAGGAATCGCTCCACGGGGATGCGTGCGAACGGCCATGCAGCGTTCCGTCCAGTCATCACGTATTCGGCCGTCGTCCCCAGAGCCTTGGCGATCCTGACAAGGGAATCACCCTTGGGGATGGCGTTCTTGTTCTCCAGCCCCGAGAGCGTCGATTGATCCAGGCTGGCCTCCGACTGCAGGTCTTCCTGCGTCCAGCCAAGGGCCTTGCGCAGGCGGCGTACGCGCTGGCCGTGAGTCTCCTCTTCCATGCAATGGATGGTGCCAGCGCGATAGGGAATGCCAATTGGTCGGCCAATATTGGCGCCCCCATAATTCGGCTCAGTCATGAAAACCTCGGACGCCATTGCGCACTTCGGCGGCAACGTCTCGGCGCTCGCCAGAGCGGCCGAAGTTGACCAGAGCACCGTCTACAGCTGGGGGGAGTATCCGCCCGGCCCGCGCCAGCTCCTGCTTGAGCGCAAGACCAAGAAAGCACTCAGGGCCGAGAAGGATTGCATGCTGCCCCGGCCTCGTCCGGAGCGCCTCAAAGAGACGGGGGCGCAGTAGATGGAATCCCTCTACGTCTGCCTCTTCTCGAACGGCCACATCAAAGTCGGCCGTAGCAACGACCCCAAGTCCCGGATCGCGCAGCACGCCGACCGGGTGTCTTGCATGGGTGTGGAGCTCATCTCCTCCGAATCGTTCGCTTGTGAGAACGCCATCGCGAGGCGAGAGCAGATCCTCATCGCTCGTTGCGTCGAAGCGGCCACACGTCGATTCGCCAACGAATGGTTCGACGGACTGGAATACCTGACCGTTTGCGGCTGGGCGCTCGAAGCAGCGGCGATGGAGTTTGAGGACGTAGCGCAGGGGGAGTCCTTCGGGGCGCGTCTGCGCCAAGCCCGCGTCGCCGCCGGCATGACGCAAACCGATCTCGGTCGGGGCGTCCTCCCTGACGGCTCCGACGCCAGCAAAGCGACCGTATCCCATTGGGAGGTCGAGCGAACGAGCCCCAGCGTACCCCAGCTTCGCCTGCTGTGCGAGCGGCTGGGCGTCTCGGCTGACTTTCTTCTGTTCGGGAGTTCGGTTCGACATGCCCCGGATGCTCCTTTTTTTGTCCATTTTTGAGACGGCAACAGACCGCAACGCGCCATGCCATCTGCTCCAGACCAGCAACTGACCCTGAACTTCGAGCCGGCGTTGCCGGAGAAATATCGAACGCTGCGGGACTTCCTGGCCTACCGGGTTCAGGTCCAGCAGAAGCCGGCCAAGACCATTGCGATGGACATGGACATGAGCCCGTCCACGCTGTCTCGCAAGCTCACCCCGAGCGACGGCGACACCCAGCGGTTCAACGTGGACGACCTGGAGGCGTACATCAGCGTCACCAAGGACACGACGCCGATCGAGTACCTGGCAGCGAAGTACCTGCAGTCGGATGCCTCGCGGCAAGCTAGGGCGATTGCCCGGGTGGAGGCCCTGGCGATGGAGATGGGCAACGCGCTGGCCGCGCTCAAGCAGTTGGAGCCGGCGTGACCTGCTTCTTTTTGCTCGACTTGACTCACGCGGCACGCACCTTCCCGGTCAGGGAGGGTACAGAAGCGCGCCCCGCTGAGCCTGTAGGCGCTCCCACTGTTACCTGTGTAGGACAAGCCGCACAGAGCGGCAATGGAGGTGTGCGATGAACTGCAAGCCTGGGGATCTGGCGGTGGTGATCAAAGCCACCGACGAACACGAACACGGCTGGATCGGCAAGGTCGTCCGAGTTGTCCGCCTGATTGGAAGCGGCCTCGACGGCAGTAGCCAGTGCTGGGAATACGAGGGGACGCGCCTTATTCACCCGCTCTATGGCAGCTGCATAGGTATCGCTGACATTGCTCTTCGCCCCATCCGCGACCCGGGCCCCGACGCCGTAGACGAGATGGTCGCCAAGCTCGGCCCAGCCCTTCCGGTGACGTACGAGGAGATGCTCCATGGCTGACCTCGCCCTTTCCATTGAGATGTTCCCCATGCCCCGAGCTCGCCGCTCGGACCCGGAGAGCAGCAAGCAGGCGGCAAAGCGTGCGCAGGACTTCGCGGCCACGCACGCCGGCCGGCTGCTGGAGGCCCTGAGAACGCATGGGCCGCTCAGCCCCAAGCAGTTCCACGCCCTCACCGGCCTGACGCACGTCCAAGCCGACAGGCGCCGCAAGGAGCTCCTGGAGGCAGGGCTGATCCGCATCAAGACCGCCGAGGACGGCACGCCGTTCACGCGGGATGGGTGCGAGGTGTGGGAGGCGGTGGCGTAGTCCTATGCCGAATCGCATCCTTCGCGAAGGAATCCTGACCAGCCCGCGCATTGCGAAGCTGGGCTGGGCTGAAGAGGTGTTCTACCGCCGGCTCCATTCGGTGGTGGACGACTTCGGACGCTACTTCGCGGACCCCGGGCTGCTTCGCGCCGCCTGCTACCCCCGACAACTCGCCAAGGTGTCGGACTCGGACATTGGGAAGTGGCTTCGCGCTTGCGAAGACGCGGCCCTTGTAAGGGTCTACCCGAGCGACAGCGGGGAGCAGTACCTGATGCTGCTGGACTTCAACCAGCAGGTGCGCGCGAAGAAAAGCAAGTTCCCGGACCCGCTTAGCACTTGCGCAGCATCTGCTACGCAAACGCCAAGCACGCCACCAGCAAATGCGCACTTAGACGTATCCGTATCCGTAGTCGTATCCGAAGACGAGAAGCGCTCCCGCGCTGCGCCGCCTGACGGCGTCTCTGTGTCCGTTTGGAATGACTACCTGAAGACCCGCGGCAAGAAGCTCACGGAAACCGGGCTCAAGGGACTGCAGCGAGAGGCGGCGAAGGCGGGCTACTCCCTCCAGCAAGCCCTGGAGGTGTGCTGCGAGCGTGGATGGCGGGGGTTCAAGGCCGATTGGGTGATGACGAAAGCCGACGTTGGCCGCGTGACTGTGCCCGGCCCCACTGGGCCTGACCCCGTGCTGGCGCAACTCAAGGCCCACAAGGGTGCTCCCATCCCGCCCGCAGTTCGTGCCCGGATCGATGAAGCCCTGAAGGGAAAGGTGCACTGATGGAGGCCACTCTGGTCAGCACCGTGTGGCTGCCGATCTGGCGCGCCCAGCGTCCGCTGAAGTACGCGGAGATTGCGCAGGCGCTCCCGGAGCTCTCGCACAACCAGCGTGCTCCGGCCTTGAATGTCGCCTACCGCCTTGGCTACATCGAGCGCCAGGGCAAGCCGCGCGACTACAGCTACGCAGTCACTCCGCGGTGCACGGTGCCGCCGGGCGTTCCCATCCTTGAAATCCTGGAGGCTGCGGCGTGAATGCATCCCCTCTCCAACCACGTAGAGGAGCAGTTCGCATGGCTGCTGACCATGGCCCGCGATCCGGGGCTCAAGGCGCAAGCGTGGCATCGAGCCAAGGAGATGGCGCTGGAGTGCCCGGACCTGTACGGGGAGTTTCCGGGCCGGCTCACGGAGGCCATGCGCGATGAGGCGAGCCGCGAAGGTGGACGCGAACCAGCCGCAGATCGTCAAGGTTCTGCGCCAGGTCGGAGCGTTCGTCCAGAGCCTCGCCGCGGTCGGTGATGGCGTCCCGGATCTGCTCGTCGGGTTCCGGGGGCAGACGGTGTTGATCGAGGTGAAGGACGGCAGCCGGCCGAAGAGCGAGCGGCAGCTGACGGACCAGCAGATCGAGTGGCACGCAACTTGGCCGGGTGGCCTGTGCGTGGTGGTGTCCAACGAGGCCGAGGCATTGGCCGCAATCGGAGTCAAGGCATGAGCTTTCAATTCGTCAACGTGAACGGTGATCCGTGGGCGCCCAGCGCCAGGGCAACGACCGCGCCGAAGCGGCCGAAGAAGGAGAACACCGAGGGCTCTCACAACGGCTGGCGCGTGGTCGGCTTTCCTCCTGGCGCGCGCGAGGACGCCAAGCGGGAGCACGAGTTCAAGCAGGCCGGCAAGAAGGAGCCCAAGGCCTGGAACGAGGCTCACTGGCTGATGAACGGCAAGAAGACGGCCGTCCGCAGCAAGCCCTACGAGCTGCAGGAGGCCGCGAAGCAGTGCGCCGAGATGGCCACGAAAGCCGGCTGGCTGGCCGTGGAGTGCGTCGAGCTCAAGAAGGAAGCCGGCGTCAAGCAATGAGCCTCACCCCCACATTCCAAGGCGAAGTCCAGATGCGCCGCTGGTCGGACAGCAGCACTCAGGGCGTGCAGGTCACGTTTGCGCTGCCTGACGCCTCGGACCTGGAGCCGCTGAAGGCCAAGACCGGAAAGCGGTTCATGGCGGTGCTGGTGGAGATTGGGGACGACGAGCAGCCGGTGCAGCCGCCGGTCCAGCGCGGTCCGCTGTGCATCGAGGCATGCGAATACAGCCGCGATCCTGCCTTCTGGAAGTGGGCAGGCGTCACCGACGAGAACGCGGCGGCCGAGTGGATCAAAAGGCGCTGCCAGGTTGATTCCCGGAAGGAGATCGATCACCTTCGATATGCCGCGGACCTGTTCCGCAACGACGTGCGTGTCCCGTTCATGCGGTGGCAGCGCCAGCAGCGGGGTGGCAGATGACGCCGCGCATTTTTCCAGAACGTGGCTACTGGCGCTGTGGCCTGAAGACCCAGCCTCCCGAGTGGTGGTCATGGGCTCAGACCCCAAAGGAGGCTTTCGAGCTGTGGGAAAGGGGGAGGGGGTGAAACTGAGCAAGGAGCAATCCAAGCGCCACCAGAAGGCCCTCGACCTTGTTCACTCGGACAAGGCGCTGACCGAAGATGAGCGTGAGTTCATCCTGGAGAACTACTGCGAAGCGCAAGGCCAACTGAACGCTCTCGCCGGCGCGTTCTTCACCCCCGCCGGGTTAGCGCGCGACTTTGCGATCGAAGTTGGTGGCGGTGTGCTGGACGGCGGCTCCATCGTGGATCTGTGCGCAGGGATTGGTCGGCTGGCCTGGGCATGCGAGCACAAGGGCGCTGAGATCACTTGCGTGGAGTTCTGTGAGGAGTACGTGACGGTTGGCAGGCGCGTTCTTCCGTCTGCCAAGTGGATCCATGGCGATGTGTTCTCAGTTGAACTTGGCCGCTATTCGTTCGCCATCAGCAATCCCCCGTTCGGCGCAATCAAGGGGGACACGTTCAAGGGGAAGTACACGGGCGGACAGTTTGAGTACAAGGTGATCGAGCTCGCCTCGCGCATTGCAGCCTACGGCGTGTTCATCCTGCCGCAAATGTCGGCTCCGTTCCGCTACTCCGGCGAGCAGAGCTACCGCGAGGAGGAGAGCGAAAAGGCCCGCAAGTTCCGCGAGCAGACCGGAATCGTGATGCAGCCGAATTGCGGCATAGACACATCCATCTACCGTCAGGACTGGAGAGGCGTCAGCCCGATCTGCGAAATCGTCTGCTGCGACTTCGAGGAGCTGCAGCCAGCCGCCCCCGAGGCCACTGTACCGGTCCTGGCAGTCCAGATGCCGGCTCAGCCTGCGGCTCCGGGCGCCAACCTCGATCTGTTCTCGGAGGCCGCATGAAGCGCACCCCCATGACCCGGCGCACGCCCCTGCGTTCCCGCTCCAAGCGCCACGAGCCCACGGTAACGAGGGAAGCCAAGCCCATGGCCAAGCTCCCCTCTCTCACCCGAAAGCCCGACTACACGGGGAGCACGGGGAAGGCGGTGCCGAAGGAGAACCCTGTGCGAAGCGAAGCGTACCGGAGGCTGGTGGCGGCGTTTCCCTGTGCGAGTTGCGGGCTTGAGGGCCCGTCTCAGGCCGCCCATCCCAACGCAAACAAGGCCAAGGGGATGAAGGCCGATGACCGGCTGTGCTTCGCCTTGTGTGCCGACCAGCCGGGCCGTGTTGGGTGCCACGCCCTGTTCGACCGCTACGAGCTTTACGCCACCCGTGAGCAGCATGTGGCTCAGGGTGAGCGTTGGGGCTCGTGGACGCGGGGAACCATCATCGCCGCCGGTCAGTGGCCGGCCAACCTGCCGAGGTGGGAGGACTCCTGATGGCGAAGCCACCGACCGTCCACACAGTTGCAAGCCTGCTGGCCCGGGCCGAAGAGGAAGGCGCCTGCCTGCTCTGGGGCGGCTCCATGGGCTACCACGACACCCCACAGGTCTACGTCCAGGGGGAGGGCATGGTGGCCACCCGCATGCTCCTGTCGCGGCTGCTGGGCGTCAGCGCGAGGGGCAAGCTGTACTACGGCACCTCCTGCGGCAACCCGCGGTGCATCGCGCCTGAGCACATCGTGATGCGCAAGCCCTCCGAGCACCGGGCCCTGATGCGCAAGAACTCGGCCACCCCCACCGCACGAACGAAGCGCCGCACGTCGAACACCGTGGACCGCCGGGCCAAGCCGCTCAAGCTCTCTATGGAGACGGCGGCACTGATCCGAGCGGACGAGCGTCCCAGCAAGGAGGTGGCGGCCCAGTTCGCGATCCACCCCTCGATGGTCTGGAAGATCAGGACCGGGAAGGCGTGGGCCGACCACACCAACCCCTTCGCTGGTCTGCTCGCCGCCAACACCGACAACCAGAAGAGGGCTGCATAGCCTGAAAGGACAAGCCATGAGCGAAGGTCAAAAGCCACAAGAGCAGCCGGTGCGTTGCTGGTTCTTCCATGCGTGGGGACGCTGGCAGGACGGGGAGAGCTTCACAGTGGACCGCGTGTCAGATGGATCGCAGGTCGGCGTGGCCGTTCTTCAGAGTCGCCGCTGCACCCGATGCAACGCACTCGCCCAGCGTTTCGTCAAGACTACTGCCGCCGCCTAACCGAACAAGCGCAGAGGGGCCAGATGATGCAAAACGACATCCAAGCCGTGCTCTCGGGCATGTTGGCCGACTGGCACCGCTACTGCCAGCACACGGCAGACCGCAACGGCTACCCGGGCAGGGCGGCCGGCTTCGGCCAATGCCGCTCCAACAGCCAATACGACTGGCAGAACGGGGTCGAGGATGAAATGGTGGACCGCCGAATCATGCAAGGGTTCGACGCCGCCATAAACCGCATCCCTCAGCCCTGGTTCACGGCGCTGCAGTTCGAGGCCCGCAACCTCGTCGCCCGCCACCAGGTATGGACCAGCCCGCGCCTGCCGCGGAACCAGGAAGAGCGGGAAGTCTTGATCCTGGAGGCTCGGGTGCGGCTGCTCAAGGAGCTGGCGAAGGACGGCGTCCTTTGCTGACGCCGGTACGAACATAGGAGAACCCCATGAAGACTGCCATCTACATCGAGGACGGCGTTTGCCAATTGGTCATCACGCCGGAGACGGACTTTGAGAAGAACGCCTTGAGCAGCTTCCGCGAGAAGCCTCTGAGCGCCAAGCTGTTCGCAGGCTCCTTCTACGACTGCCGGGGAGGGTGGGTGCGCCAGGCGGCGTACTACCCGGGCCACTGGGACGGGCACAAGGACGATCAGAGCTTGATCCTGACAACGAGGCCGGAGACGGAGGAGATCCGGTGATGTGCCATCGCAACGTACCCACTTGACGCCCTGGCTCAGCCGTGGCACAGTCGGCGCCATCGGGGATAACTGTCTCCGCAAAAAGCTAAGCCGCCCTGGTTCGCCTCGGCGGCTTTTTCGTGCTCGGGAGTCGCCCTTACACCTCAACGCTCGCGCAGCAACGAGGGCGCATCTCCCGGCCTTCCATGCAGTTGCCTTCTCTCCAAGGCCACTTCGCCCGCCTGAGTGCGGGCTTTTTCATTTCTAGCGAGGCGAGTATGACTACTCTGAAAGCCGCGCGTCCTGGCCGCCCGATGGGGCGCCTGCACCAAGAGGACGTGCGGGCCAAGATCCAGGCCAGTCAATTGGTGAATCGGCTTACGGATCATGTACTTGGGAGGACAGAAATGTCACCCACCCAAGTGCAGGCCGCCAAAATCTTGCTGGGCAAGACGCTCCCCGACCTGTCGGCCGTGGAACTGGCGGGAGAGGGCGGAGGCGAGATCGTTCACCGGGTCGAGTTCGCCATTGTCGATCCTAAGAATTGAGGTTCCTCGCAAGCTCCGGCCGCTTCTCGGGCCGTGCCGGTACAAGGGGGCCTACGGTGGGCGTGGCGGCGCGAAGTCGCACTTTTTCGCTGAGCAGATCATCGTCCGCTGCCTGACCAGGCCAACGCGCGTGGTCTGCATTCGGGAGGTGCAGAACTCGATCAAGGATTCGGTCCGCCAGTTGCTGGTGGACAAGCTCGCCAAGCTGGGGGTCCAGACGGCGTTCGAGGTATTGGAGACGGAGATTCGCGGTCCTGCGGGGTCGCTGATCGTCTTCAAGGGCATGCAGTCGTACAACGCGGACAACATCAAGTCCCTGGAAGCGTATGACCTGGCATGGGTGGAGGAGGCGCAGACCTTCAGCCAGCATTCCCTAGACCTGCTGCGGCCGACTCTTCGCAAGGAGGGCTCGGAGCTGTGGTTTAGCTGGAACCCTCGGTACAAGACGGACGCGGTAGACAAGTTCTTCCGCAAGAGCCCGCCACCCGACGCTGTGTCGGTGCGGGTGAACTGGTCGGACAACCCATGGTTCCCTGAAGTCTTGCGGCGCGAGATGCTGCATGACTTCCAGGTCGATCCTGACAAGGCCGAGCACATCTGGAACGGTGCCTACGGTGCCAGCCAAGGCGCGATTCTGGCCCGGTGGGTTGGTCGGGCAGAGCGGGAAGGCCGGATCAGCGACGACATCGTGTTTGACCCAAACGGGGCGCCGGTCGATGTTTCGTCGGACCTGGGCTACCGAGATACGGCGTCTTGGTGGTTCTGGCAGCGCACCACGGGAGGTTTCCACCTCCTGAAGTACCGGGGCGACTCGGGAATGGATGCGCAGGACTGGATACCTGAGATCAAGAAGATTCTTGGTGAGCTTGGAGTCTCAAAGCTCGGAAGGATTTGGCTACCGCATGACGCGAAGGCCAAGACCTTCCAGAGCAAGCGAACGTCCATTGAGCAATTCCTTGAAGCGTTCGGGGCTGGTCATGTTGGCGTGGTCCCGCAGTCGCGCAAGGCTGACCAGATCAACGCAGCACGAACCGCTCTCCCGCGCTGTGCGTTCAACAAGACGCTATGCGAGGACGGAATTGACGGGCTGATGGCCTGGGAATTCGAGTGGAACGAGGAAACCGGGGTGTTCAGCAAAGAGCCCTTGCACAACTGGGCCTCGCACCCCTCTGACGCATTCGCCTACGGCTGCCAAGTGATGGAGCTGGAGCCAGAACAACCGAAGCCGCCTGCCGGGCCGCCAAGGAGCCTGGTTGTCGGCATTCCATCAGTCACGCCCGAGGAGCTGTGGGCAACCGTGGAAAGACCTTCCGGAAGGATCTGAGATGGCTGGGATTGTGATTGCCTGCTTTGAAGGGCCGGATGGTGTGCCGGTGGCTGTGTCCGGGGCCAATCCGCTGCCTGCTGGTGCGCCTGCGCCCGCACCGGCTCCTGCGCCCGCGCCGGAAGGGAGTGACGAATGAGCGGCACCGCGGTTCTGTGCTACCTGGACGCAAACGGCAATCCTGTTGCTGTTTCGGCCGCCAACCCGCTGCCGCTGAACAACACCGGCCCGGCGTCCATTCCTGAGTCCGAGAAGGGCCAGCCCAACGGCGTAGCCACGCTGGATGCCTCTGGGAAGGTTCCGACGAGCCAGCTCCCGGTTGGCGATGTCACCTACAAGGGCAATTGGAACGCCACCACGAACACGCCGACGCTGGCGGACGGCGTTGGCGACGCGGGCGACCTGTACATCTGCGACGTCGCAGGCACGCAGAACTTGGGCGGTGGCGACGTCGCCTATTCGGTCGGGGACTGGCTGATCTACGACGGCGCAGTCTGGGACCGCGTTCCGGCAGCCAGCGCGGCTCCTGCGAACCCGACCGCCACGGTTGGACTGACGGCGAAGAACGGCACCGCTCCCACGTTCATGCGTTCGGATGCCGCGCCCGCGCTTGATCCTTCGGTACTGCACGGCCTGTTTGCAGCCATCGTCGCCACAGACGGCAAGGTGAACCAGGCGGCGAACGTCAACTCACCCACGTTCTACCCCGTCACGGTCAGCGGCATGTATCGCTTCTCGGCCTACGTGGTCGTATCGCAGGCGGCCACCACGTCCTCCACGATGCCCAGCTGCAGCGTCTCGTACACCGAGGCCACGACTGGCGTCGTCGTTCAAGACATGGTTACCACGACCGCGACCAACAACCAAGTTGGCCTGCACTCTGGCGGTTCTGTCGTCATCGCAGCGCAGCAGGGCAGCAACATCGGCTACATCACCAGCAACTACGCGTCCTCGGGGGCCACTCCGATGCAGTATGCGGTGCGCGTCAAGGTCGAATACCTCGGCGGTTAGCGGTATGGCGACGAAGAAGCAAGCAACCACGAGCCCTGAGCAGAAAGAGGCTCAGCAGTGGTTGAAGGACATTGCCGCCTACGACACGGCCTTCAAGAAGTGGGAGGGGCGCGTCGAGAAGATCCTGAAGCGCTATCGGGATGAGCTGCGCAACAACCGCGATGGCGAGGCGAAGTTCAACATCCTCTGGTCCAACGTGCAGACGCTGGTGCCGGCGGTGTTCTCTCGGGTGCCCAAGCCTGATGTCTCGCGCCGGTTCAACGACAACGATCAAGTCGGGCGCGTTGCCTCGCTGATCCTTGAGCGCGCGCTCGACTACGAGGTCCAGCACTACGCCGACTACCGAACCACGCTGAAGCAGGACATCCTGGATCGATTCCTGGGCGGACGGGGGACGGCCTGGGTGCGCTACGAGCCGCATTTTCGTGCCGTGGCCCAGGAACTGCCGACCGATGGCGATCAGGTTACGGAAGACATTGACGAGCCGCAGGAGGAACTGGATTACGAGTGCGCTCCGGTGGACTACGTTCACTGGAAGGACTTTGGTCATTCCGTCGCCCGGTCGTGGGATGAGGTGACGAGGGTCTGGCGCCTCGTCTACATGAACCGGCCGCAGCTCGTCGCGCGGTTCGGGGAAGAGATCGGCAACAAGATTCCCCTGGACTCGCGCCCTGACGAAATGCGCCAGCGCGGCCCGCTCGCCTCGATGGAAGGCGAGGGCATGCAGGCCGTGATCATTGAGGGCTGGGACAAGGAGAAGAAGGAAGCCGTCTGGATCAGCAAGTCACTCGGGGAATTCGTTGACCGCAAGCCAGACCCGCTGAAGCTGGAGAACTTCTGGCCCTGCCCGAAGCCGCTCTATGCCACGCTGACGAACGACAGCCTGATCCCGGTTCCGGACTTCACGCTGTACCAGGACCAGGCCAATGAGCTGGACATCCTATGCGATCGGATCGACGGTCTGATCAAGGCGTTGAAGGTCCGTGGGGTGTACGACGCCTCGGTTCCGGAGTTGGGACGGCTGTTCACGGAAGGCGAGAACGGCACGCTGATCCCCGTCAAGAACTGGCAGGCCTTCGCGGACAAGATGGGCCTGAAGGGCGCCGTTGACCTGGTAGACATCGCTCCTATCGCCAAGGCGCTGATGGATGCCTACAACGCCATGGAGCAGGTCAAGGGGCAGGTCTACGAGCTGACGGGCATCTCCGACATCGTGCGGGGCCAGTCGGAAGCCTCGGAGACGGCCACGGCGCAGAGGATCAAGGGCCAGTATGCGTCCCTGAGGCTGAAGTCGTACCAGGATGATGTGGCCAGGTTCGCAACCGAGTGCTTGCAGCTCAAGGCGCAGATCATCTGCTCGAAGTTCGACCCGCAAACCATCCTGACGATGGCCGCGGCTGAGCAGCTGAACGACACCGACAAGAAGCTGATCCCGCAGGCGATGGCCCTGCTGATCGGCCAAGAGCGAATGATGGACCCGGCCAGCGACGGGGTGAACCCGCTTCGGTCGTTCCGGGTGGAGGTGGCCGCCGATTCCATGGTCCTGATCGATGAACAGGCCGAAAAGGAGTCTGCTACCGAGTTCCTGACGGCCGTGGGAGGCTTCCTCCAGCAAGGTGCCGAAGTTGCGCAGTCGGCGCCGGATGTGGTGCCGCTGCTGTTCGAGCTGATCAAGTTCGGCGCCCAGAAATTCCGGGCTGGCCGGCAGATCGAGGGCGTCATCGATGCGGCGCTGGACCAGATCAAGCAGAAGATGCAGCAGCAAGCCATGCAGCCGCCTCCTCCTGACCCGAAGCTGGAGGCCGAGAAGATCAAGGCCGATGCCCTCAAGGCGAAGGTGCAGAGCGAGCAACAAATCGCGCCGATCAAGGCCCAGGCCGAGATGGTCAAAGCCAAAGCAGGGGTGATCCAAGCGCAGACCGACCTTCAGACCGCGCAGGTGCAGGCCACGATGCCGCCTCCTGTGGTGCAGCCAGGAGCGATGCAGTGAGTTATCCCAAGATCGTTCACATGGGGCTGGGCATCATCGCTATAGCCAGGACTCCAGCGGAGGAGGTCCTGTTGCGCGGCAGCACACTGAGGTGCAATCTGATCGTCGGATTGCTAGGGCTCGTCGGTGTTCTTGTTCTCGCTGCTTGGGTTGCATAGGAATGAGAACCCGCTTCATCCAAGACCCCGAAACCCTGGAACTCGTCCCCGCCGACGAGTTCTACGACCGACGGGACGTGAGCGCGCCGATGGTCATGCCGGACATCCAGCCCTACCGCTCGATGATCGACGGCCAGATGATCACCTCGCGCTCCAAGCACCGCGAGCACCTGAAAGCCAATGGGTGCATCGAGGTGGGGAACGACTGGAAGCCGCCGCAACGCAAGGTGGACCCGCACGCTGGCCTGAAGCGTCGGATAGCCGACATCGTGAATTCGCGCCTCTAGGCGCCACCAGGTTTCATCAACAAGCCGCCTTCGGGCGGCTTTTCTTTTGGGAAAAGCATGAGCGAGCAAACCACTTTGCGCGATCAGCTTACGGGCGCCTTCGATGCCGCGCTTGAAGCCGATCCAGGTGAGGCCCAGACCGTTGAGACCGGCGAGGTTCAGCAGGTCGCCGAGACGGCCGAACAGACGGCCCAGCGGGAGCAACGGGAGCGCGACGAGCGGGGCCGGTTCGCTCCGAGGCAGGAGCAGCAGGCCGCGGAGCAAGGGCAGCAGGTCCAGCAAGCCCAGCCCAAGCAGCGCCCTCCGCGGCCTTCGACGTGGAAAAAGGAGGTGGTCGAGAAGTACTGGGACGCGATCGATCCCGAGCTTGCCGATTACCTCCAGACCCGCGAGCAGCAGTACGCGCAGGGCGTCTCGACCTACAAGCAGGAGTGGGAGCGGGTCAAGCCTCTGGGCGAGGCCATGCAGGAGTTCATGCCCCTGCTGCAGCAGCACCGCATCGATCCCGGTCAGTGGATCAGGAATCTAGGGAACGCGCACCGCGTCTTGGCTCTGGGAAGCCCGGAGGAGAAGGCGGCGATGTTCCAGCAACTGGCGCAGAGCTACGGTGTCCAGTTGGGACAAGAGCAACAGCAAGGCGATCCCAACGTCTCGCGTTTCGCGCAGGAACTGCATCACCTGCGCAGCCAAGTGAACCACTTCATGACGGCTGCACAGCGGGCAGAACAGGCGCGAGTGCAAGGCGAGATCGCCAAGTTCAGTGAGGCCAAGCCTCACTTCGAGAAGGTACGGGGGACGATGGCTCAACTACTTGAGTCCGGTGTCGCAACCGACCTTGACACGGCCTACGAGAAGGCAGTCCGTCTGCATGACGACGTGTTCCAGGAGGTGCAGGCCGAAAAGGCCCGCACCGCCGAGGAAGAGCGCCGCCGTGCGCAGGTGGAAGCCGTCTCCCGGGCCAAGGCCAACGCCGTCTCCGTGAAAGGGGCTACCCCCTCCAGCGTAGTCAAGACGACGCAGGCCAAAGGTTTGCGCGCGCAACTGGAGGAGGCCGCAGAGGCCCACCTTGCCGCGCGGGTTTGACACATCGACTCAAGGAGCTAGTCCATGGCTTTTCCGAACGCCGCGGTCTCCGACATCATTGCGACGACCATCCAAAGTCGCTCTGGTGAGCTGGCCGACAACCTGACCAACAACAACGCGCTTCTGGCGCGTCTTCGCCGCAAAGGCAACGTGCGCACCGTCTCGGGCGGCAACGTGATCTTCGAGGAGATCATGTACAACGACCCGAGCACGGTCAACGCCAACAGCTACTCGGGCTACGAGCTGCTGAACGTGGCTCCTAACAGCCCGATCAGCGCCGCGCAGTTCAACTTCGCGCAGTACTACGCCTCCATCTCCATGTCCGGCCTGGAAATGCTCCAGAACTCGGGCAAGGAGCAGATCATCGATCTGCTGGAAGGCCGAGTGAAGGTGGCCGAGGCCCAGCTTCTGAACCGCATCAGCCAGGACATCTACCTGGATGGCACCGGCAACGGCGGCAAGAACCTGACCGGCCTGGGCGCTGCAGTCCCGGATGCCCCGAACACGGGCACCTACGGTGGCATTGACCGTGCGACCTGGGCGTTCTGGCGTCCGGTGAAGTTCTCCGGCACCACCGATGGCGGCTCAGCAGTCTCCTCGGCCAACATCATGGCCTACATGACCCGGCTGGCGATCCAGCTGGTCCGTGGCCGTGACAAGACCGACCTGATCGTCGCGGACAACAACTACTACGCCCTGTACGCGCAAGCCCTGCAGGCGATCCAGCGCGTGACCTCGGACGGCTCGGAGAACGGCGTCGGCGCCGGCTTCCAGTCGCTGAAGTTCTACGCTGGCGGCGCTTCGGCCGACGTGGTTCTGGACGGCGGTGTCTACCAAGGCACCACCGGCGCCACGTCCAACCACATGTGGTTCCTGAACACGGACTACATCCACTTCCGCCCGCACCGTGACCGGAACTTCGTTCCGCTGGGCGGCGAGCGGCAAGCCGTCAACCAAGACGCCATCGTCAAGCTCATCGGCTGGGCGGGGAACATGACGACCTCCGGGTCGATGTTCCAGGGCGTCCTCATCGCCTGAAGGAGAGCGAACATGGCCTTTTCCGTCACTCCTGTCATCGGCACCGACCTGGCGAACACCGTCACGGCTGCCGACATCGCTGCGGGCCGCGCGACGGTCCCCTTCGCCCTCGGCACGCAGGTCTGGGGCAACGATGGCAAGCGGTACGTCTTCGCGCGTGCCAACGCCGCCATCGCCGCCTCGACCGCCGTCTGCACGGTGAGCCCGACGACCTTCCTGGCGACGGCCACCGGCGGCGCCTACACGTCCCCCGCGACCGCGATGGTTTCGGGTGACTACGGCTGGTTCTCTGCCGCTTCCGTCTAAGACCCGTTCTTCGACGGCAGGCCCCGCTTCGGCGGGGCTTTTTCATGGGCTCATCCCGAGTTCATGAAAAAGCCCTCAACCACTTGAGAGACCACATGACGATGCTTGCTTCTGACGACATGAACCCGCAGTTCGTGGGTGCGCACAACCCCGACGACCGCCTGGCAGTCCGGTTCTTCCTGAAGGCCGAACAGAACAACTTCCTGTCCCAGCAGGAAGGGCGCCCCGTCTTCGAGGACAAGGTGTTTGTCCGCATCGAAGTCCCCGGCGATGCCAAGACGGTGATCGAGACCTATGCCCGCGAAGAGCACCAGCGCCGGTTCCCGCGGCAGTGGCTGTCCTTCCAGGCCAACCGTGAGAACCCCGAGACCGGGACGCCGCTGTCCGACTGGCCGCTGATCACTGCATCGCAGGCCGAAATGCTCAAGGCGCAGAAGTTCCGCACGGTCGAGAGCATCGCGAATGCGTCGGATCTGCAGCTGCAGTCCATCGGGATGATCGCCGGCATGGCGCCCAAGGCGTTTCAGGAACGCGCTCGGGCCTTTCTGGCTGCTGCGTCTGGAACTGCGGATGTCCAGCGGATGGCGCAAGAGCTGGCCGAGCGTGACGAGAAGCTTGCGGCTCAAGCGGCGCAGCTAGCCCAAATCCAAGAGCAGATGGCCGCCCTCATGGCCGAGCGCAAGAAGCCCGGCCCCAAGCCCAAGGTCAAGGAAGAAGCCGAGGCGTAAATGGCAACCGTCCTGCAACTCGTTCAGCAAGCCTGCGCAGAGATGGGGCTTCCCGTGCCTACGTCCCTGGCCGGCAACACCAGTCCCGACGCCATCCAGCTTCTGGGCCTGATCAATGCCGTTGGCTACGAGTTGCAGCGTGAGTTCCCCTGGCAGGCGCTGAACGTCGAGTATCGGTTCACGACGCAGTTTCAGGAGACGACGGGCACCCTGACGAATGGGAGCCCGGTCGTCACTGGCATTGCGGACACGGCGGGCTTGGACACGACCTACCAAGTGGTTGGAACCGGCATCAACACGGACGTGTACGTCCTGTCGGTGGACTCCGCCACACAAGTCACCCTGACGCAGCCATCGACTGCTGACGGAGCGCAGACGCTGTACTTCTGCAAGACGAAGTACACCTTCCCCTCGGACTACGACCGGCCGATTGACCGGACCCAATGGGACAAGTCCAAGCACTGGGAGATGCTTGGTCCGGAGACTCCCCAGCAGTGGCAGTGGCTCAAGTCGGGCTACATCTCCACCGGCCCGCGGATTCGCTTCCGCCCGATGGGTGGGTTCTTTCAGGTCTGGCCGCCCATCTCGTCGGCTGAGTACCTCGGGTTCGAGTACATCTCGTCCAACTGGGCTCGCGACAACACCGGGACGGCGAAGGGTTCGTTCACCGCCGACACCGATACCTGCATCTTCCCCGACCGCCTGATGGTCCTTGGGCTGAAGCTGAAGTACTTCGAGTCCAAGCAGTTCGACACCACGGCCCACTATCGCAACTGGCTGTCCCAGCTGGACATCGCCAAGGCGAACGACGCCGGCTCTCAGACGCTCTCCATGTCTCCGCGTGCTGCGGATTTCCTGATCAACTGGTGGAACATCCCTGACAGTGGCTACGGAGGGCAGTCGTGAGGGTTGCCGCTCGGCGCACTGCTCGACAGATGTCCCTTCCCGCTCCTGTTGGAGGGTTGAACGCCCGGGACTCCCTAGCCGCGATGGACCCCAAGGATGCGGTGATCCTGGACAACTGGTTTCCGTATCCGAACTATGTTGCCATCCGCAAGGGGTATGCGGACTGGTCCACGGGCTACCCAACGACGGTGGAGAGCCTGATGAAGTACACCGACACCCTGGGTGCTTCGAGGCTCTTTGCCGCGGCAGGGACTGCGTTCTACGACGCGACGGCTCAAGGTCCGGTCGGCGCCCCGGTGGTCACTGGTTTGTCCAACGCCCAGTGGCAGCATACCGACATCGTGACGCCTGGCGGGGCGTTCCTGTACGCCTTCAACGGGGTTGATAACCCTCAACTGTTCAACGGCACGACGTGGACGGCGATTACGGGGTCAAGCACCCCTGCGATCACCGGAGTTCCCACTGCGAACCTGGTTCAGGGGTGTGTCTTCAAGAACCGCCTGTGGATGGTGGAGAAGAACACCCTGTCGGCATGGTACTTGGGCGTTCAGAGCATTGGAGGGGCGGCAACGGAGTTTGATTTCTCCACTGTCTTCCAGCTCGGCGGCTACCTCATGGCCCTGGCGACCTGGACGCTCGATGCCGGCAGCGGGATGGACGATCACCTGGTGGCGATCACGTCAGAAGGTGAGGTCGCTGTCTACCGTGGGTCCGACCCGACGACATCCACGAGTTGGGGACTGGTTGGCGTGTTCCGCCTCGGCCGACCCGTGGGCCGCAAGTGCGTGGCGAAGTACGGTGGCGACTTGATGGTCTTGTGTGCAGAAGGGTTGATGCCTCTGGCTCGGGGCCTTCTGTCGTCCACCATCAACCGAGCCGCCGCAGTCACGGACAAGATCCAGAACGCCATGTCCGAGGCGATCTCGCTGTACTTCAGCAACTACGGCTGGACGGTAACGGTCTATGCGGACGCGAACATGCTATTCGTCAACGTCCCAGCGGGGAACGGGGCGAACTACCAGTTCGTGCAGAACACCATCACCAGCGCCTGGACACAGTTCACCGGCTGGAATGCCTCCTGCTTCGAGGTGATGGAGGATGACCTTTACTTCGGTGATGCAACCGGAGTGCGCAAGGGATGGCAGGGCAACCTCGATGGTTCCTCGGTCATCACGGCCGATGCCCTGACCGCCTTTGACGAGTTCGGGAACATGGCGCAATCCAAGCTGTTTACGCTGGTGCGGCCTTACCTGAACACGGACGGCAATCCCGCCATCCTCTACGGCGTGAACGTGGACTATTTCCCGCAGGAAGTCACTGGCCCACTCACCTTCACGCCTCCCAATGCATCGATGACCTGGGGCTCCATGGTGTGGGGATCGATGGTGTGGGGTGGGAGCTTGGCGAACATCACCGCTGCCCACAACGCCGGGGCGACGGGTCGGTCTGGTGCTCTGCGCCTGGTTGCACAGGGGAATGGCTCTCAACTGCAGTGGGCCGCGACGGATTACGTCTTCCAGCCTGGGGGCTTCCTGTGATCGTCGCAGACCAGCCCGAGCGCGTTGGTCGTTGGGTCTGCGAGCGTGCCGGAGGCCAGTGGAAAGGCTGCGAGACCGCAATCGGCATCGAGAAGGACGGCCACTTGGTCGGTGGCGTGGTCTTCGATGACTTCAACGGCGCAAACATCAACATGCACGTCGCCTCGGACGGCTCGCGTGCCTGGCTGAACCGAGAGTTCCTGTGGTTCGTCTTCTATTACCCGTTCGTCCAACTCGGAGTGAAACGGGTAACCGGCATCGTGCCCTCCAACAACTTGGCGGCGCGGAGCTTTGACGAACACATCGGCTTCCGTCTGGAGGCCACGCTGAAGGATGCCCACCCCGCGGGCGACCTCTTGATCTACGTCATGAAACCGGAGTACTGCCGTTGGCTCCGGGTGAAGGATCGACATGGGAAAAAGTAGCGCTCCCCCGGCCCCCGACTATGCCGCCGCCGCAGAACAAAAGGCTGCTGGCGACCTTGAGATGGCTCGCTATGCCACGCAGGCGAACCGGCCCAACCAGTACACCCCGTGGGGCTCTCTGGTGTGGGAGCGAGGTCCGTCTACGAGCTCGTTCAACCAGCAAGCCTATGACGACGCTTATAGGCAATGGCAACAGAGCCAAGGGGGCGGCGGCGGGGGCGGCAGCCTCAGCGGAGAAGAAGGCGGCTCTGGCTTGCCAGGAGGTTCCAGCTTCTGGGGGAGGCGTCTTGCGGCGCTCGGCCAAGGCGGAGCGGCAGGATCGGCCGCACCTGATCGCAATGACCCGCGATTCTGGTCGGAAAGCCCTTCGGATCAGTGGTCCCAGCGGATTTCACTGACCCCGGAGGCCCAAGAGACGTTGGACAAGCAGATGCGCCTGTCCAACCGCTACGCTGACCTGGCAACGCTCGGGCTCGACAAGGCGGAGGGCCTGCTGTCTGACCCGACGTTGGACATGAGCCAGATCCCGGACCGCGCGATCAACGTCGGCCAGACGGCGCAGGAGGCGATTCTTGCCCGCTTGAACCCGCAGTTCGCGCAGCAGGAAGAGGCGCTGCGGGCTCGACTGGCGAACCAGGGTATCGGGGTTGGTTCGGAAGCCTTCGGCAACGACTTCCGGCAGTTCAACCAGAAGCGCAACGACGCAGAGCTGCAGGCTGCCCTGTACGGCATCGGCTTGGACGACCAGAACCGCAAGAGCGCGCTGGCCGAGCAAGCCTACTTGCAAGACCGACCGCTGAACCTGATCAATGCCTTGCGCAGCGGCGCACAGGTGCAGAACCCCACGTTCCCATCCTTCGCGCAGCAGGGGACGACTGCCGGGCCGAACTACCTTGGGGCGGCAGATGCGCAGTACGGGGCTGCGGTGGATGCAGCGAATGCGGAGAACGCCGGTCTTGGCGGGATGATGGGTGGCTTGTTCTCCCTCGGTGGGGCTGCCCTTGGCTCGCCCTGGCTCGGTGGTGCGCTCGGATTCCCTGGTATGGGAGGTAGGTAATGGCGACCGTTCCTCTTGACGACTTCTCCGTCGATTCGGATACGATCAACCGCCGCCGGCAGATGGCGCAAGCCCTCATGGGCACGCAGATGCCGCAAGGGAGGATGGTCGGGCGTCACTACGTCGCAGCCAACCCTCTGGAGTACCTTGCCGCGGGCCTGAAGCAGTACGCAGGCCGCAAGGACATGGAGATGGCCGACCAGGACGCACGCGCCTTGGGCGAGCAGAAGCGCGCCCGCAGCGCTGAGGAAGTCCAAGGCTACATCCGCGCGCTCAAGGGCACTCCTGGCCAGCCGGAGCAAGTCGGCAACAACCCCTCGGCCTACGTCCCAGAGCAGCCAGCCACGCCTGGCGATCCGAACGCCGCCCTGGCAATGGCGCTGTCGTCCCGCAATCCGATGCTGCAACAGCTCGGCATGGGACAAATCAAGGAAATGACCGCTGGCCCCAAGGTCGTCGGCCGATCCCTCATCGATCCCGCCACCGGCAAGGTGGTCGGCGTCGATTCCACCTGGCAGGCCGAGCAGCAGGCCGCTAGGGATGCGCGAGCGGCAGAACTTCAGGCAAGGCTTGACGATCAGCGCCTTGCGCGCCAAGAGCGAGCCGACCTTCAGCGCGAACTCGCCAGCCTCCGGGCCAGTACCGCAGGAGGCGCCGGAGCCGGCAAGCCGCCTCCCGGCTACCGATTCACGCCCGAAGGCAACCTCCAGGCCATCCCTGGCGGCCCTGCTGACCAGAAATTGGCCGGGCAACTCAACGCGGACACCATGGGCCTCCAAGGTGCCACGTCCAACTTTGACCGGCTGGCGCAGGCTGCCAACGCCTTGAAGAACTCACCCGGCCTAGAGGGAATTACGGGGCTCCGTGGCAAGTTGCCGAACATGCCTGGCAGCGATGCCGCCAACGCCCGTGCGCAGCTCGACACGCTCAAGTCGCAGATCGCCTTCGGTGTGCTCCAGGACATGCGCAATCAGTCCAAGACGGGCGGCGCGCTCGGTGCTGTGTCCGAGAAGGAATTGATGCTGTTGCAGAACAACCTGGCCGCACTGGATCAGGCGCAGTCCTATGAGGCGTTCCAGAAGGCCCTGGGCGACATCGTGAACTACACCGAGCAGGCCAAGGATCGCATGCGCCAGGCATACAACCTGAAGCACGGCGACAAGGGCGGCGCTCCTGCGGGTGGCGCAGCCGATGACCCGCTCGGACTGCGGAGGAAGTGATGGCCGACAAGATCAAGCTGTCCGAGATTCGCGCCAAGTTCCCGCAGTACAACGACCTGTCCGACGACGACCTCCTGATCGGCGTCCGAAAGACGTTCTACCCGGACATCCCCATGGGCGAGTTCGCCCAACGGGTGGACTACGACACCAACAAGTCGAACCCGACCGAGGGCATGAGCGGCCTGGACAAGTTCCGGGCCGGGGTTGGCAAGGCCATCGTGGACACGGGACGAGGGATCGGCCAGATGGTCGGCGCCGTCTCCCGCGATGAAGTCGCGGAGTCCCGGGAGCGAGACAAGGCGCTCATGGACACTGGCGCGGGGCTGGCCGGGAACATCGGGGGAAACGTCGGGACGTTCTTGCTGCCGGGCGGTGCGCTCGCTGGGGCAGGGCGCCTAGCGGGTGCGGCCGGGATGGCGCGAACCGGAGCCGCGCTGTCCAACGCCGGACGAGCTGCCCTGATGCCGCAAAACATCCGCACGGCTGCAGGCGTTGGCGCAGGAATGGGGGCCGTCCAACCCAGCACGTCCACCTCTGAAACCATGATGAACGCTGGCGTCGGTGCTGCGGCTGGCGCCGTGCCGAATGCTCTCAGCCGCGTTCTGGCGCCGCAGACGCGCCCTGAAGTGGCCGCCCTGATGCGTGAAGGCGTTTCACCCACTCCTGGCCAGATCATGGGAGGCCGGGCTGCGGTGCTCGAGGAGAAGCTGGCCAGCGTGCCCCTGATCGGTGACGCGATCACTATGGGCAAGCGGGGGGCGGTGGAAGACCTGAACCGGGCGGTCTACAACCGCGCCCTCGGGCCCGTCGGCGCCACGTATCAGGGGCCGGCAGGCCGGGAGGGCGTTGCTTCCGTGTCTCGGGAACTGGGGAACCAGTATGACGATGTTCTGTCGCGGGTGAACTTCGCCCCGGATGCGCAGTACGTGAACGACCTTGCTGCGGCGTTGAACCGTGGGACTGCCACGCTCCCGGAGCAGCAAGCCAGGCAACTTGAGCGCGTTTTCGACTCCCAGGTCATGGGCAAGGTGGCCGGTCCCGCGGATGGGGAAACCTTCAAGAGCGCGCAAAGCGAACTGCGCCGGTTTGGGCGTGGGTATGGCTCTGACCCGTCAATGGATACCCGCGAGCTGGGCGCCCGCACAAATGAACTGGCCCAGGCGCTCCGTGGCGCGCTCGGACGCTCTAACCCGGCCGAGGCTGGGGCGCTGGACGCCATCGACTCGGGCTACCGGAACTACGCCCTGATCCGTGATGCTGCCGCGCGCGCTGGGTCGAAAGAGGGCGTTTTTAGCCCTGAAGCGCTCGCCGCGGCTGTGCGTGGCGCTGACGACAGCGTGAAGAAGGGCAACTACGCCCGCGGCACGGCCAACATGCAGGACCTGAGCGAAGCGGCTCTGAATGTGCTGGGCGCCAAGTACCCGGATTCCGGGACCATCGGACGCGGCCTGGTAGCTGGCGGCGTGGCGGGTGCAGGCGCGCTACTGGAGCCCACTGCGCTGATGGTGGGCGGAGCGGCTTCCCTGCCGTACCTGCCGTATGGGCGCCAGCTTGCTGCGGCGCTTCTGGCTGGCCAACGTCCGCAAGCCATCCAGAACATGGCCCCCGCAGTACGCGCGCTGACCGTTCCCGCTACGGCCGGAGCCCTTCAGGCCCAGAACTAGATCGGCTGCAAAAGCCAGCGTTTGAGCTTGCCCTCTGGCATCCACCAGATCACGGCATAGCGAAAGAAGAGAGCGAAGCCCAAGAACAGGCCGAGAAACACCGGCTTAAGCATTAGGGCGATAGCAAAGCTCACCCGTCCATTCTAGCCCTGTCCGGCTTCCGGCAGGGCTTTTTGCTTTTCAGGAGCCGAAAAGATGCCTCGCAACGGATCAGGGATCTACAACCCGCCGACCAACACCTGGAACCCAGCAGTAAACGGGGTGACAGCTACTGCTGCGGACTGGCAGGCGCTCCTCCTTGACATGGTGGCGGCCCTGACGGGTTCAGTGTCTGCGGATGGTCAGACCCCAATGACGGGCAACCTGAACATGGGGAACAACCGGATCACGCAGGTTGCCGGAGCCACCGGGATTGATGACGTAGCCAGTGCCAATGATGTCCAGTCCGGTCGGCTGCTGTACCTGACCAGCATTTCGGGAACAAACACCATCATCGGCAATGTAATGGGACTGACTGCCTATACCGCAGGCAGTAGCTTCCGTTTTGTAGCCGCAGGCCAAAACACTGGAGCGACGACCCTCAACATCAACGGACTGGGCGCGAAGGATGTCACCAAGGCCGGCGCACTGCCCCTGGTCGGCGGCGAGATCCTGTCTGGTGGCACCTACGAGGTGATCTATGACGGAACACGCTTCCAGCTTGTGGGCGCAGCGGCTCGGGTCATTCCTGCGGCGCGGAATAGTGACACCATCCTAGCTGGAGCGGACTTCGGCCGCGAGATCGTCGCCACGACCACGTTTACGCAGACGCTGACCGCTGCTGCAACGCTAGGGGCTGGCTGGTACTGCCAGTACCGCAACAACGGAACCGGGATCATCACCCTGGACCCGAACGGCAGCGAGACGATTGACGGGGCAACCACCCTGCGCCTGTACCCGGGGGAGGGCTGCACGATCATCTGCGATGGGTCGAACTTCACGACGGTAGGCCGCAGCACTGGCCTTGTCCTGATTCAGTCTCAGACGGCCTCTGGTGTCGCCAGTGTTGATTTCACCACCGGGATCAACTCGGATTTCCAGAAGATCGTCCTGGAAATCTCGGACTACGTTCCTGCGACAAGCGGCACCCAGCTCAGGGCGCTCGTAGCGCTTGGCGGCGTGTTTCAGACGGCTGCGGCGTACGTGTACGGGTGGAACTTTGTGGACGAAAGTTCGGTTGCCTTTGCATTTGGCACGAGTGGAGGGGCTGAGTCGAGCTTGTACCTGATGAACAACATCACCAACGCTTCCGGTGATGGTGTAAGTGGGCGGCTTGAGCTTTACAACCCTGCTGGCACATCCAGTCGCAAACGCATTCTCTGGGATGTGTGCAAGCTCTCCAGCTCAGACGTGGTGCGTGGCACTGGCACTGGCTCCTACGTGAACAACAACGCTGCCATCGATGGCATTCGGCTCCTTCCCAGCAGCGGCAACATCGCCAGCGGCACGTTCAAGCTCTATGGAGTGCGGGCGTGAAGCGCCTGGTGGACGGGGTAGAGGTGGAGCTGACGCCCGAGGAGGAGGCGGCGGTCCTCGCGGAGTGGGCGGCGAATGAGGAGTTTGTCCGCGTCCCGCCGGAAGTGACCATGCGCCAGGCCCGGCTCGCGCTACTGGCTGCCGGCAAGCTGGCTGCCGTTGATGCGGCGATCAACACGCTGCCCGAGCCAGACCGCACCGCCGCGCGCATCTCCTGGGAGTACAGCGCCACGGTGCAGCGCCACCAGCCCTTTGTGCTCGCGCTGGCGCCTGCCCTCGGCCTCTCCGAAGGCGATCTCAACAACCTCTTCATCCAGGCGGACACGCTATGAACGCACTAGATCGCTGGAAGCAGTACCCGCAACAGGTCTTCATCGCGTTCGACCAGCTGGTCAACGCCTTGGTCCCTCCGCTTTGGACGCTTTCCTATGCCGACGAGACGCTGAGCGCGCGGACTTGGCGTGCAGCGAAACGAGGAAAGCGCATCGGTCGCGTGGCGTTGCCGATCATCGACTTTCTGTTTGCTTGGCAGGCCACCGATCCGGCGCTGGTGGACGAGAGCGGCCAGCCGGCGAAAGGTCACTGCCACCGCGCCTACCTGAAAGAGAAGGCCCGGCGCGGCCTGCCGCCCGAGTACCGGGAGAGTTCACAAGGAGTCGCCAATGTCTGAACCCGCATCCTCTGCTGCTGGCGGCTTCGCTGCTTGGAAGCTCGCCGGAGGCGCCGCCGGCATTGCTGCTGGCGGTGCTGGCTTCGCCGCGATCATCGTCATGCTGATGACGCCGCCGCGGTCTCCGCGGGAATGGGCAGTTGGCCTCATCTCCACCGTGATCGGGTCAATTTGCGGCGGCGCGGCGGTGGTTCAGCACTTCGGCCTGCAGTCCTGGCTGACCACTCCGGTGGGGACAGTCGCCCTGCTCGGACTGGTGTTCGCCTGCGGTCTCCCGGCCTGGTCCATCGTGCGCTGGATATTCACCTGGATGATCCGCAGGGAGGGCAAGGACCTGGGCGAGGTCATCGAGGACGCGCGCAAGGTGCTGCCGTGATCCTTCTGGACTCCATCCTCCGCGAAGCCATAGAGCCGGCTCTGGCGCTGCTGCCGCCCAAGATGGACTCGGCTGCCGCCCGGGTGATGCTGCTGGCGATCGGCTTGCAGGAATCCCGCTTCATGTATCGGGCGCAAAAGCTGGCAGGCCGCCCCTATGAGAAAGGGCCGGCGCGCGGCTTCTGGCAGTTCGAGCGGCCGGGTGGAGTGGCCGGGGTGATGACGCACCCAGCCACCAACGAGTTCGCGCACTTGGCATGTGGCACCCGCGGCGTCCCCTTCGATTCCGTGATCGTCCATGCCAAGCTGGAGGAGGACGACATCTTGGCAGCCGCCTTCGCCCGGCTGCTGCTGTGGGCTGACCGCAAGCCGCTGCCAGCTGTGGATGCAAGCCATGAAGAGGCATGGGACTGCTACATCCGCAACTGGCGCCCGGGCAAGCCGCACCGGCATACCTGGGACGAGTTCCACGCGCAGGCCCGGGGCCAGGTGGTCGCGTGAGCCTGCCTGCCAAGCTGATCGCCCTCGGCCTGGTTGTCCTCAGTCTGCTAGCCGGCTGGAATCGCCTGACGGCCTACCACGAACGCATCGGATATGACCGCCGCGCCGCCGAGGACAAGGCCGCAGCCGAAGCCCAAGCCGCCCGAAACCGCGAGCTACAGCGCCGCGCTGAACTGCGCTACACGGTGGTCGTGCAGGAACAAGTCACCTACTTCACAAAGGCCGCCAAGGAGGTCCATGATGCTGCCGCGCCTCTTGCTAGTTGCCCTGTGCCTGACGATGTGCGCCTGCGCATCAACGCAGCCGCCCGCTGCGCCCGTGGAGATCCCGGCGCCTCCTGTGGCGATGCTGGCGCCGTGCCCGCCGCCCGCTGACTTGCCGGACATGGCCACGGCCCGGGAGTTGGCCGACGTGCTGATGGAGTGGGTACGCTTCGGCGCTTGCGAGCGCGCCAAGCGGATCGGGCTGCTGGAAGCCTGGCCGCGTTGAGCTTGCCTACGCCCTTTCCTGCACCATCTCCGTGATGCCAGGGCAGACCCGCTCCAGGTGCGCGGCGAACTTGGCGCGAACCTCCTGATCGGTTCCGCGCCTCGCGTGAATGATGGCGTGTGGCATCACCGACTTCCCGAAGGGCAGGTCTAAGGCGGGGTTGTGCACCTTCACATCCACAAAACCGGCCGCCTCCACGAGATTGACCAGCGCGGCCACGTTCGGCTTGAACCAGGTGGTGAGCCAGGAGCTGGCGGTCCCGTTGAACTCGATTCGCGGCTTGTCGCCGCCATCGAGCAGCACAGGATTGGAGATCACGCACAGGCCCTTGGTGGCCTTGCGGACCGACATCAGCGCGCCGCCGACGTCGCGGACATGGTTCAGGAGCGACCCGACGAACACCAGATCGAACTCGCCCAGCTTGTCGGCGTCCTCGATGTTCGCCTGGACGGGGACCACCTTGGAGTTGCGCAGCTTGTGCGCTAGGAAGAAGTCCAGCCGCTCGCCAGATTCGGTCACGTTGGGGAATCGCTTGCGTCGATCCCACTTCATGTACTCGGACAGCAAGCCCGCGGTGATCTCTCCACCGACATAGCTCTTGTCGAACAGGGTCGCGAGCTCGGTGGCGACGACCTGGGCGGCGTTGCGGCGCTCGAACTCGAAGGCGAAGAAGCCTGAAGAGCGACCAATGTCCAGGACCGTCTGGCCAGTCAGATCCTCGGGAAAGCCATACCCTTGGACCACTTCGCGCAGGTCAAAGTCGCCCTTGACGGACAGACCGGGGGTTAGGTCCATCGAGTGATACCAGATCTGATTCCTGGCCTGCTCCAGCGCTTCCTCATGAGACAGTGCAAGGATCGCCTCATTGAAGGCGGGCTTGATCATCACGTCCTCCGGATTCTTGTCGTCGTTGGGATGGGCGAGTGTAGTGTCGGCAGAGGCCGCTACCGCCGCTCGTAGATGCAGTGCGCAAACAGCGGCTCGCCGTTCTTTGCCTGGTACTGGTCCTTGATGCCGATGAAGCCGAAGCCCAGGGCGTCCAGCTGGCGGTGGACCCCGTTGAACAGCGCCTCCCCCTTGTAGAGGGACACAAACGTCATCTCGATGATGACTGCGGATGCCGCGCGGAAGATGCGCTGGCCTCCAGCGATGATCGCCTCCTCGGCACCCTGCGCGTCCACCTTGATCAGGATTTCCTCGGCCGGGGCGGCGAGTTCGTCGTCCAGGCGTGCCAGCTTCACCGGGATGGTTCGGGCTTCCGAGGCTTCGGGCCATTCCTTTCGGGTCGCGTCATCCAGCGGCAGAAGCGAGGAAGCCGCGTCGTAGGCGTTGACGTGGAACTGCGCTTCTCCGTTCCGGTCTGCCAATGCGACAGGGTGCAGCGTGAACCCCTTGGCCTTCAGCTCTGCGTGGCGGTTGGGCAGCGGCTCGAAGGCATGCACCTCCTTGACGCCGAAGACCTTGGACAGGTGTAGCCCGTAGTCGCCGTTGTTCGCGCCGATGTCGATCAGGGTCTGGAAGTTGTGTCTTGCGTTGAGCCAGGAGAGGTCCATGCCGCATTGTCGGAGATTTCCTAGCTCCCCCTCCCAGACGATGCGCCGCCCCGCATAGCCGGCGACACTGCCGCCCGGCGCCGCACCGGGTTTCCACCGGCTTCGCACCTCCCTGACAAGAGCGCGGCGTCCTTCAGCCCTCGGCCTTGCGGCCGGGGGCTTTTCTCTCATTTGCTCAGGGCGCGCTCGACCTTCTTGCGGCTGTTGCCCTCGGACTTGACCGCACGCTTCACGTCGGCGGCCTTGGCGCCCATCTTCTTGGACTCGTAGCTGACCTCGTGCTTCTGGCCACCGGCCACGCGGGATCGGTCCTGGTTGCGACCACGGCTGGACTTCTGAACGGATGCCATGTTGATCTCCTGTAGTTGGATGGCTGCATGGTCGTCCTGGCCAGTGCTGGGCCGTGCAGGTGAAGTTCAACAGGCCAGGTCGGCGCGCGCCTCAGTGCTTCGAGGTCGCGTAGACCTCGTCGAACGGCAAGAAGCGGGGAGGGTCGTCCCGGCCGTTGCTCGGGTTGCAGTGCTGGCAGGGCATGCCCATATCGCAGGTACAGCCGCCGGGTAGGTCTTCGTCCCAGGGTCGGTCCGGGTGGGCCTCACACACCCAGCCCAAGTCAAAACAGTTCAGACAGCGGTACTTTGGGCTGTTCAAGGCTTCTCTTCAGGTCGGCAATCATCCGTTGTCGGCCGGCTTCAATCTCGGCATCCGAGGGGACATCGCGCCCCATCAGGCGGTCCCACTCCAGGCAAGCTCGGGCACCGTCGCCGGCGTCTAGCGCGTCCCACACGGCTTTCTCGTCCCCGTTCATCAGGGCGATCACTGCCTGCTGGATGGCAAGCCTCATCCTGTCGCCGACCTCGATCAATTGCTTTTCGTCCATGGGAGCAGTCTGTGTGCGTGGGATGCGGCCGTCTGTCGGCGGGGTTCCCTCAACCCCTCCAGACTGGTCCTGCGATTATGGATGTGCTACACTCGCGCCTGAGTTGCGCGAATGTGCAAACGCATGGTGATTGGTAAGTCTGAAGTCTTGGGGTCTAGACGCCGAGGGTTCGCGCAGTCACCAGCCGTTTGCTCTGTTCCGCGTCTTGACGCCCGCCGACAAGAGGCCCTGGCAGCTTCCCTCGGGATAGGTGGATCAGCGTTCGGCGTAGCGGGCAACCTATTCGGTGAATGCGCAGGCTGATGCGCAGGGTATGCACTCCTGACGCGGTGAACGTGCAAATGCCGTGTCTGTGCCGGGGATCAGCGCCGGCCACCGAACCTATCCCTTCCAGTTCCGTCCTTCATTCCAGCCCGGCCGTTTGACTTTGAGCCAGTCCTGGGTGCGCACGCCGGGCTTGTAGGCGCTGCCCCGGCGCTTGGCCACCACGCCCTCGATCTGCAGGCCGTAGCCGCCCTTGTCCTTGGGCCGGATCATCTTCTGGAAGAGCAGAGCGTCCGCCGGCAGGTCCTGGACGAACAGCACGCCGGGCCGCGGCTCGCTGAGCAGCTTGGCCAGGGCCGCCTTGCGCCGCTCCAGCGCCCAGCCCATTACCTTGCGGCCGCGGTGCACCAGGATGTCGAAGACGGCGAAGGTGACAGGCGGGGCACCCGGATACCACCGCCGCGACCGCGCGCGCTCCTGCAGCAGGTTGAAATCGCTGGTGCCGTCCGGCCGGAGCACGCAGGCCTCACCGTCGATGATGTGCGGGCCGTCTGGCAGCGCGGATAGCGCTTGCTCGATCTCAGGGAACCAGGCGGTGCAGTCCGTGCCGTTGCGAGTGACCAGCTGCACCTCCCCGCGCTCAATGCCTGCCAGGCACCGGTAGCCGTCATACTTGAGCTCAAAGATCCAGTCGTCGGCCGAGAATGGGGCAACGGGTCGTTCGGCCGCCAGCATCGGCTCGGGAATCTCGATCACCCGCCCACGATATTCGGCTTCCAGGTGTCGGTGGTGCGTTCGCGCTCAACCATGGTTTCCAGGATCTGGCGCCCGCGGTAGAGCGTGGGGGTGCAAAGCCAGGTCTGTCGAAATCGTCGATCGCCCTTACGGTCACGGGTATAGCCCTGATAGAGGCGGCAATCGTCACGGTCCCTGGTCAGCAGGACATCGACCAGCGACAGCAACTCGGTGCGCATGTCCTCCGCGTACAAGGTGGCGATCCATCCCGTCCCGGCCTCCTCGCAGACGAGCAGCCCCTCGGCGGCGCCGTCCACCAGCACCACGCTAGCGGGAATCCGTACTCCCGCGTAGCGCATCAGAAACACGAAGCAGGGGAGCGATGCTGCGCGTTTCGCCGCGAGGTCAACCTCGCTGCCAGGTCCCGCCGATCCTCGGCGATACCAGCCGGAGCGCGGGCCGAAGATCGGCCGCAAGCCTTCCATGCCACGGGCTCAATAGTCGAGCCGAAATCGAGCGCCAGGGCAGGGTTGCAGGCGCGCCAAAGCGACAGCCATGGCGGCGTTGCAGGCTCGCTCCCAATTGGCCATCGCGTCTACCTGCTCGATAGTGAGATCCGTGTCCTCCATCAGATCGGCAACGCACAGATAGCGCTGGTAGGCGTCAACCAGGTCATCTGTCCCGAGAGCCTGGCGCAGGTTCATCAGGAACCTGACCTCAGCGCCGACACGCTCGGCCACGCTCAGGTGAGGTACGCCCTTCAGCTGGACTCGCAAGGCGGGTGGCGTGGACATTTTGGGCTCCGAACTACTGTTCAAGCATACAGTATCGGAGGCCGGCAGAATGGCCGTCATGTGCTCCCGTTACCGCCCGTCCGATCCGGCCGTGCTGGCCCAGCACTTCATGGCCGACACCTGGCGCCGGCAGCCCGTACAGGGTGAGCTCAAGCCGGAGGCTTTCCCGGGCTACAAGGCCCCGTTCATCCGCCGGCCACCAGAGCGCTCGAGCGGCGACGAGGCGGTGCCGGATCGGGAGGCTGTCGTCGGGCTGTTCGGCCTGCTGCCGTTCTGGGCCAAGGACACGAAGCTGACCAAGTCAACGTACAACGCCCGGTCGGAGACGGTGGCCACCAAGCCCTCGTTCCGGGATGCCTGGAAGCGCGCGCAGCACTGCATCGTGCCGGCCGCGGCCTTCTACGAACCGGACTGGCGCACGGGCAAGCACATCCCGACGCGGATCTCGCGCGCTGACGGCAAGCCGATGGGCATTGCCGGCTTGTGGGAACGATGGAAGTCACCGGTCGGCGAGGAGGTCTTCAGCTTCACGATGCTGACCGTGAACGCGGACACGCACCCGGTCATGTGCGCGTACCACCGGCCCGACGACGAGAAGCGAATGATCGTGCTGCTGCGCGAGGACGACTACGACGCGTGGCTCGATGCGCCGGCCGAGCGATCAATGGACTTCATGCGGCAGTGCCCGCCAGAGGAGCTGGTAGCGGTTGGCGAGCCAAAGGAGAGGGCGGCGTGAACTCTTGCTGTTCCTCGCTCAACCTGCACCCAAACGGACGTTGGCCTCTGAGGCGATGAAAAGCTGCAGACGCTCGGACAGGGCGAACCACTCGCCCTGCACTCGGTCCCGCGCGAACAGGGTGTGAATCTCGCGTTCGCGCTGCCGAGCGAGGGCGCTGTACTCCGCGCGGTGCGCCGCCAGGACTCCCTTGGCGCGGAGGTCGATAGCCCCGATCAGCCGCAAACGGTCGTGGCTCGCGGTCTGAAGGCTGGCCAGCCGCTCCAGCAGTGGCGCGATGGTTGCCCCGATCTTCACGATCGGCCGGTCGCCCGCTTGGATGAAGTACACGTAGCCGGTCTCGTAGCGGTGATCGCGGTTCAGCCCCTCCATCTACCTTCCTCACTCATAGAAGCTGGCTCCTTCATAGGCTGGCGGCGATTTGCTCGTTGGTTGCCCGGTAGTAGGTGCGGATCAGGACGTTGATGTCCCGGTGGCGGCTGATGCGCTGGAGCTTCTCCACGGGCATTTTGCGCGCCATGTGGGTGAGGGCCGTCGCCCGGGAATCGTGGAATGTCGGGCCGTCCACCTTTGGCATCCGGACCCCGCAGGCCACGCAAGCCTTGTGGAACAGCACGGATGCCTCGTTGGGCTCGATGACCCATTCCACATCGGCGTAGCGTTCCATGACGCGCCGGCCCTGATGCGTCAGCGGGATGGTCAGTTCCTTGCCCTTGCGTGTGGTCTTGGAGTCATCGATGACGGCCACCAGTCCCCGCTTCTTGGCGAGCAAGACCTCCTTGAGCCGCATGGCCGTGCGCAGGGCGATGCGGAAGGCGATGCCGACCTGCTGGGTCTTGATGCCTTCAGAGGTCTCGCAGTACCGCAGAACCCGGCGGATCTGGCGCCAGTTCCAGAGGATGCCGCGCGGGTCTTCATCCTCTGGCCACTCGACCCCCTCCATGGGGTTGTGCTCCATCCAGTGCCACTCCAGGCGGCACTTGCGGAACAGGTTGGACAGGAGGTTGGCTTCCCGGTTGACGGTGGACCCCAGCACCGGCTCGTTCTCGGTATCGCCCGCCAGCCGCCAGTCACGCCATTCAGCGATCTTGGGCTGCTTTATCGTGAGCAGCGGGGTGGACTGCCCGAAGAAGCCCTTGAACGCCTCCATGCGCCTGGTCTCCCACTCCACCGCGCCGTCCTTCTTCTTCGGGCTGACATCCCGCAAGTAGCGGTCCGCAGCCTGCCCGAACTGGACCCCGCGGCCGGTCTTCTCGGCCTCAATCTCGGCTTCCCGCTGGATGCCCCAGCGCTGCGCATCGCCCTTGCGGTCGAACACCTGGGACTCGCGGACTCCCAGCTTCTCAACCTCGCACCGAAACTGGCCCTTGCCATAGGGCCGTACATACGCCAT